ATATACTTGAGTACGGGAAAAGAAGCTTGACCAACAAACGGCATACTTAGCGGCTGTATTTGTCCGGCAGCTCTCTGTCGTATAATCGAGCCCACTTCCGTAGACATGGCGTCGTCGATGTTTACCATACCTTCGACTACAGCCACCCGTGGGTGAATTGACATACTCAAACTGTCGAGGGTGTTACGCATAATTGACGATTTGATTCTCTGCACGTCCATAACAGTATCAGCCACAGACATACCAAAAAAATCGTGTGGCTCTGGATCTGGGCATAGCGTCGCAAACGGCGCCATGTCGCATGGCTCGTTCATCAGGATCTTGTTACCGTCGCCTGCGGTACAAACCTTACGCAGCTCGGCAATGCCATCGCCGTCGTAGTCAACTTTAATATAGTTTTCGACGTATAGCACCTTTTTCATCGCAGGATCGTGACGCTCGTTCATCTCATTAGTTAATGCTTTGTTGCGCGTATAACGCTCGACGTTAGTATCCATGTCGTCGTATGACGCGCCGAGCTCGGATACCTCGTCGTAGTCGTATCCCATCGCCACAAGCTCAGACACAGTTACGATGCGCCGGTGAGCGACGTAATCGGCTTGCTCAACCGACTTACTTTCGCGTGAAATTAGAAACTCCTCCGGAGGCACGGCCTCTAGCTTCACGCGCCCGTCTGGATGCGTATACACGGCCCTAACGTCGTGCATCATGGGCGCAGGCATTTCTTCACCGGTAATAGGATCTTGCATCGGCTCACCCATAGGTCGAGACGCTGAGATCTCTACGTCTACCTTTGGATCTGACATTAAAGCAGCGAGAGCCATATCATCGAGACCAGAATATGGTATCGTTTCAAATTTTGTTTGATCGTCCCAGTACACTTTAAGTATGCCAACCTTACGCACAAGAGCATCCATAAAAGCAGCATGCATTTCTAAGAAACCGTTGTTGTCTCGGTTTATGATGTAATTAGCGTAATCAGTAGCCTGCTTGGCTGCGGCAACATCCTCCGGACCTTGCGGCACGTATTCAACGCTTTGATCGCTACCATGAAAAATACGCATAAGAGACGGCATAAGTGCTTGCACAGTGTCACGCACATCCATTGAGACAACTTGGCTGCGCCCGTCTTCCTCATTACCAAACGGTTCGCCTCGATAATATTGAGTAGCTGTGGCTCTCTGCGGTGAGATCCAGTTATCAATAAAATCAATTGCGTCGTCAATTTCCTTACCGACGATGCCTTGTAGCTCGTCTTCGCCCATGACGTTAGGGTTCAGCTCCTGCTCGAGCTCGTCTGCGAGTTTGTTTACTTCGTAGTCCATGTTATCTCTCCAACAGTCCCCGATTGTTTCTATTCTCTTGCGCCATTGCAGCTTGCACGTCAAGCTGAGACATTCCTAACAAGGTCGCTGCTCCGGCAATCCCGTACCTTTTAACAATATCGATAATTTTATCGTCAAAGACAACAAGGTTGCGCGTTCCGCTCTGTTGAACATCGGCCTTAAAGCCTCTTTTACGATATTTCTTTGCTATTTCTTCTGCTTCTTTTTTTGTTGCAGCTAAATCATCGCCATCATCGAGTATACCCATCGGAACAGGTTTACCTTTGTTGGTAACATTAATTTCGTAACCTTTGCCCCGAGAACCTTGATCGAGATAGCGAATACCTTGTATGTCCACGCCTTTTAAAACATTAAGCATCTGCTCTTGATTAGCATAAGGAGTTGATGAAACAAGGTCAGCTCCCGTTGCGTTTGGGTTTAACTTTAAATTGCCGCCTTCTGCCAGTGCTTTTACTCGTTCAGCTTGATCAAGGCTTCTCGCAGGTCTATTTACACGTTCACCCTTCCAATTTGTTCCGACAACTTGATATGGGCGTACTCGATCACGAAACTCAGGCCGATCAGAATCTGCGTTTTTAAGTATTTTAACATTACCTTTAGGAATATTTTCTAACGCATTTTTGATAAAATCAGATTGCTCTGACAAAGGCGCATCATAATCAAGAAACTTACCGACATCAGATGCTATCTCTACTTGGTAAATATTTCCGGCAGGTTTGTACTTAGGTAAGATCTCAGACTTAGCCCATTTAGCAATCTCTGGGTTCTCTACCACGGCCAATGCCTCGTCAAATGATCCTGTTATTTCTAAATTTTCTAAAAAGGCAGCTTTAGCGTACAGCTCGTTAGCTCTTGCAAATCCTGTGTCAGCCGCATCACCAGTTGGAATTGGGCCATCTGCCGGAGTCCACCTATTAGACATTGGTTTGATTGAATCAGCTTGACGAATTAATTTATTATATAATTCATAAACTGGCGTATCTCCAACTGTAGCTATAATATCTCTACTTAAAGAATCTCTATAGTTTTTTGCTACAGCTTCGTTTTCAGAAAAATACATTCCACGCCCATATGCTTGTGCGCCCTCGCCTGTTCCCATCTTAGACATATCAAATTTATCAAACGTGTGCGGTGAGCCGTGATAAGCTGTAATTTTATTAGTCGTCTCGTTAGGGTCATACCCAAATCTCTGTATATTTGCTTGCCTACGCAAGTCGGCTGCGGACTGTACCGAAGGCGGTTTGCGCGCAACATTTGGCACATTGCTCGGGGCGTTTATGTAAGAATTTAAAAGATCTGGCTGCCTCGCGGTTTTATATGCCTGACGCAGCCCTAGCCCACTAAGCCCAATATCTAAACCTGCAAAAGCAGTGTTACCTATGCCGGAGCCAACATTACCCTGTTTAAAATCTTCTACGGCTTGCCCTCCAGACAAAACGCCGGCGGAAATAGGCATAACACCTAGTAAGCCTTCACCTCCTACAAATCTTTGTAACGCATCTGCTTGATTTCCATACGGAACACCGCCAAATAATCTTTCCGACATGTCTCTGCTCATGCCGTATCGGTCTTGCACAAAATCTTTTGCTTTTTCTCGAAACGACAAATTTCTTGGCGCAATTGTGCCATTATTAGTAACAATTTCTCTGTTACCAAACTCGTCGATAAATTCGTAACCGCCGCCAAATGGTAGTACTCTAAAGTCCATCACACTTGCACTCTTGTTATTATTTTGTTAACAGTATTGAAAAAGGAGGAAACTATGGAAGAAGAGTATACTGTAATACGCCAAGAAATAGAATCTTTAGCATATATCTTGTGGGAAAAAGACAGTGATTTGCCAGACGATATACAAGAAGCTATTGACGATATTATGGAAAAAATAAAAGACATCTAATTTGCTTTCATAAATTCATCTAGTAAACTTCTGGTGTACAAATCTGCCTCTGACTTTCCTGCCGTTTTTAACAGATCTAGATAAGTTTCAGCTTCATCAACAAATTGTTGGTCTACGGTTTGTCTCAATCTGGGATTCATCATGTACGACGTAATTTCTTTTGGAAGAGGTAAAAGTTGGTTTTTGACGGCTGCTTTTGGTAGCGCAGTATCTCTAGCCCCGATTATAAAAGGCAGCTCGCCCTCGAATTTCATACTTTTTGTATTTTCGGCTCTTGGTAAATTTGCGCCATAACTTGGGTGCTCAGTAGACTTTACAATACTTGCGTTAGGCTCTGGAACTCCAAACCGGTATCCAACGCTAAGAGCGTCAGATTTAATTAAGTCTGGATTAGTAACTGCAAATCTTGCCGCAGACACATCAGGAACTCCTAACTCCTTCATTACACCCGTATCAAAAAGTTTTAGCAATTGAGCTCTTTTACCTCCAGAAAGCCCAACCATCCAATCGACAAATTTATCCTTATTAGAAAAACTCGGTATATCTTTTAATTTTGGAAAAGTTTTAGCGATAATATCGTCAAAAATTACTCCGCTATTACTACCAATTGGAGAAACTCTTAACATTTCTCCATAAACTTCTGCCATATGTTTAGAAAAGTCGCCAGATCTTTCACCCATAGGCATGTAAGCAGTCAAAATATCTTCGCCCCGAGCAAAACCTTCTTTAAATGCATTTTCTTTTGCTCTCATAGCCGTTGGCTCAGAAGCCCATACACCTCTACCCACTTGATCTTTATATTCTGGGCCACCGTATGTCTTTTTAGGATCTTTTAATAAATAATCGTTTATTTTTTCGATTTGTCGTTGATTTGACGTTCTATCACCGGCAGTAAAATACAAAGTTTTATTTTGTATGTCTGAAGGAGATATTACGTCGGGCTCGATAAGGTTTCCTAACCTTCGACCCTCTACAGTAAAATTAAATGGCGACTCTCGATGCTTTGTTTTAGAATATGGCGTGTACATTGCAGGGTCTCGAGCACGTCCACCACCAACTCTAGGAGGGTCAAAAAAATCAGAGCCCCTAGTGATAAAGTATTCAAGTAAATCTTTTACTGCTTTCTTTACCATATCACCACTTCACCTTGTCTGCCCAATACGCCGCCGACATTTTGCCTTTGGCGATGTTTTTACCGTGTCGCGCCTTAAATGATGCGCGTTTCTTCTTCATCTTGTCGCTCTCGCCTGCCTTCGGCTTTCCTGCGGTTTTAGCGCCCTGTTGGCCAAACCTGATCGTCTTTACCTTATCTCCGGATTTCGCAACCACGACGTGCGACTTCTTCGGGTGGTTCGGCGTGCGTTTAGGCTTGTTGTAGCCCGAGACGCCGGCGCGTGCTAGGCGTGGATCTTTTTTACTTTTTCTTTCCGCCACTTTTCTTCGCCTTTTTCGCAGTCTTTGCCGCCGCCTTAAATGATTTTGCCGTCGGTGCGCCCTTCGAGCCTACTTTACGCATTTTCTCTGGTGTTTTACCTGCCGCCTTCTGGCGTTTGATTCTTTCACGTTTAGCGTGGATGTTGGTGTATAAGCCCGTTTTCTTAGCCATTACTTCTTTTTTCCCATCTTACGCTTGGTCGTCGTGCCGTACTGCATTTTCTTTCCGGATTTCTTTGCAGCTTTCTTCGCGGCTGCCATTCCCTTCTTGCTGTATGAATACTTTTTTCCGCCGACCATAGGCATGACAAATCTCCTTAACGGTTAATTTTGGCCAATAATACAGCATTATACGAAAAAAGAAAGACCGCGCATGTGCGCGGCCAGTTGAGGGAGGTCAATACGTATGGAGCGTATCCGAGGGTAGTGTATCACAGTTTTCCGATTTTACGAAAAACT